ATTTTGAAGAATTTATGCTCCCTCAAGCGCGCGAGAACCTGCAAAAGTTTTGGGCTGGAGCAATGGGCAATGCCGCGAAAGAATTGAAAAACTCGGATCAGGGAGCTGGACTTTCTCTTTTGCATAGTCTTACCAGTGAGCTGGAAGGCCAGCCCTGGTATATCCAGGCGTTGGGGTCCAAACTATTGCCCGCCATCACTGAGGCGGCCAAAACGCAGACCAAACCCAAAGAAACGCAGATCCTTGGCATGGGTCTGCAAAAGTAACGCGGCTAAAAGCACCAAAATTCCACAAATCGGGGGTGAACAAGGCTCCGTATGTTTTCCTCGGCATCAAAACACCTGGAGTAACGTCCCTAAAAATTGATTAGATCATGTTTTGTATATAAACTAAGAAGAAGAAGAAGAAGAAGAAGAAGATAATAATCCGTCGTACCTAGTAAAAAAAGACATAAAAGAAGCTAGAACTCTATTCAACGTAGTGGTATATAGGGTGTTCCACTCTCTGTTCTTCATGTATCGAAAAGAATTTAGGTATGATGATGTGAAATGTTTGGCATGCGGAAATGTTGGCCTGACCGGTGATGGCTACTGTCGCAAATGTTACCAGGGACATGATATCCATGCCGACTAAGCTAAAGAGAAAGGTGATCAGGCTTCATCCTGAAGTTATGGATCTATTGGAAGATATGAAAGAGACCCTTCATAATTACGCATCACCCCAAAGCACCAGGGCAGAGTACAAAGAACCATTGAGAAGGCCTTTCTCCTGGAATGAATTTTTCACGATGATCGTTTCAGACTGGAGAGCAGGAAGATCTAAATGTCATTGTGGACATTTTACCGACTGCGCTTTCTGTGAATCACTACGCAGGCAGGATAAGAGGAACAGGTTAAACGATGGATAATTACTATTGTGAATGTTGCGATTATCCAGTTCATAGACGTGGTTCTAAAGGATGTATTCACTATAGGGATGTAGCAAATGAATAATTATCAGAATAAAGCCAGGGAGGAGATCTTAGATTTAATAATGGTTCGGTGTAAAGATTGTAAAAGAGCAATGAATCAATTTAGGAGTTCTCGGGGATTTATAGGATTCTATTGTTTGTATTGTGATCGTGATTTAGTACTTACAGAAGTGTAACCACTGACCCAATATAAATACCTCTTTAGAAATATATCCTAGTGCCCAAGCCAGGACTCCCCAAGAAATACGCACGTATGGGTTTCAAAAAGGGATGGCGCGCTTTTAAAGCTTCCAAACGCTCTACCAAACGCAAGCGCTCCACCAGGAAAGGCGGCGTCCGCAAGACTGCCCGTCGGGCATACGTTCGCAAAAATAATCCACGGAGAAAAATGAGAAAATCAATTCCACATCCAAGTGTTACAGGTATGGCATCTGGATTAGCAATAGCATCGTACCTGAATGCTGGTAAGACCATGAACGGTAAGTTTCAGACCGAAGGAGTAATCAAAGACGTCACTGACGGTCAATTAGGACAGGCATTCACTACCCTGGCAGGTAACGCAATCGATATGATCGGTACTGAACCAGGTAGAAAAACATTAGTGGGAGCTTCATTAGTGGCAATAGCTGGAGCTTTTGCACGAAAGCAGTTCCCTTCACTAAAACTCGGAGGATCTAAACTTTACTTTAGATTGTAAACAAAATGTCAGTAACAACAATAACCCGAACCTATGACAGCACACCGACGGACAAGACCTATTTTTCGCTCACGGATAATATGTCAAGTTCTTCGTTAGGAAATATCCAAACGCCCCAGGGCTCACAGAGGATCAGCAGAATCGATGTTAGTGTCGATGCCGCAGATACCAAAGGCTTTGTCCTGGCATGTCGTTTATTGGGATCTAATATGAGTGAGCAAAACCTCACCTTAGCTGGATCCTGTGGAGATGTTGCGGACGCAGGCGGAACGACTCAGTTCAATATGATCCCAACCAACTTCAGCGTTTCAGGTGTCAATAATATAGATCTCCAGGTAGCATTTCAATTCAGCTCTGGCACACCAACGGCTTCTAGCCTTAGTGTAACTCTGTATTTCGAATAGATCTGTTGAATGGTTAAGAAGAACTTAACCCCCTTTCTCGCACCCTCAAAGGGGTTAGTAATAACGGGAGGAGATCATGCATATGCGTATTCGGGAAGAATGAGTACGAACACCAGTTCCCAAACGGCACTTTCGTTCAATACGGGCAAGTATCTATTAGTGGGAAGGATCCAGGCAACTGGTCCAGTTAGTGAAGTAACCGCACAGAATGGAAGGATCTCAACTTGGAGGATAGAATTAAATGGATCTGTGATAGGTTACATTAAAGCAGATACTACAGATGATTTCGAAGGAACGACACCTAGTTATTTTAAAGTGATTATACCCGCCAATACTTTGGTAGAGGTTTTTGTTGATAGCAATAGTACAGATTCCGATTTTTTTAATAGTGTATTAATTGTCGGTAAAATTCATGCATGACCCTAGGCCCATCTAAATCAGTCTCCAGGGCTAAGGACGGTAAGATCTATGGTTGGAGTGGAAGCCAGGCTCTTAGCGCGTCGGGAGTGACTCTATTGGATTATACCAATCCCGCCGCCTTTTACTTAACCAGGGTAACTTTAGGGATCGATTGGACGGGGATCTCCGCCACTGAATTTATCTCATATACGGTCAACGTGGATGGCCAGGCTTTATTTTTAGAAAAGTCCATAGTGACGGCAAATAACCTAGGCAACCAACCAAAAATGCTAGAATTCATGATCCCGCCAAATTCAACAGTTAAGATCCAAGCACTTCAGAGTGACAATAATGGGTTTGCATCGTGCATATTAACGGGGTATCGAGTTTAATGGCTAAGAAGGATCCTTTCAAGGAGTTAATGGCCAATATTGATTGGACGCGCTGGTTCCAAGTGATCATACCAGTGATGCAACCGATCGTCATTTTCGGATCCTGGTTAGCTTTTGCCAAGTTCGATAAGAGAGCTGATGCAGTTAGTAAATTAATTGCCCTGGCTGAACCGATCCCCGCCATTGATCTGAATGTTCCCAAACCTGTTGTCCTGGCTTCTCTTTTTCATTCAACTGATGAAGCGCTCCAGATTCTGGGAGATGTTATCGAATTTCTCCAGGACATTGAAATCCCTTCAGCAAAAGATATAATAGACGACATCAAAGAAGAAGTTAAGGAAGTAATACCTGGAGCCGAATTAGATCTTAGTCAAAAACAACAATTATTAGCAGATCATAATGCATGTAAAAAGTATGCGGATCTCTTTCCTATTGGGGGAAGTTTGGCTTATGCTGGTTGTATGATCAGAAAAGGATGGAGTTCGGATGCCTGGGGCGAACTGTGACCGATCAAACCTTTTACGCCATCTGGATCTTAAGCTTTGGTCTTTACTTATTGATCTATACTTACTGGATACCGCTAAGAACTCAAGAAAAAATAGAGTCCTGGTTGATGTCAACCGAGAGTGATGAAACCTTACTATCTTCCCTGGAAGTGATCACTAAAAAAATTCGAGAGCAGATGTTAATTGATTTTGAAGAATTTATGCTCCCTCAAGCGCGCGAGAACCTGCAAAAGTTTTGGGCTGGAGCAATGGGCAATGCCGCGAAAGAATTGAAAAA